ACGCCCATGAGAGAAAATCAAATTTGTACAAAATGCCATCTTCAGGAGCAGGAGGCATTTCTTTCCATGCATAGTCAGCACCGCACCATGCCCACAATTTGCCATTCGGTTGCGGTCGTGGAACTGGGGGTTGGTATTTGCAACGCTCCTCGTCAAATACCCACGCAGACCAGTTTTCAGCTTGATCCCGCTGCGCCCATGCAAGTTTTACTTCTTCTTGTTTGGCAAGTTTTTCTTCTGGCGTCATTTCGCGCAAATCCCAAACATCAGTCCAAACATCATCAACCTTTTCATAGGTCGGAGTATCACTAACCAATATTTGGTAGGCAGTTGGATTGGGTTTAGGAACCCTTACAAAAGGCTCCCAATCTGGAGGAATACTGCCAAACGCATCAACCAAATTTTCCGCAAGCGCAGGGTGATTTACCGGCTGGCCTTCAGCAACCTGAATATACAGATTCATTTACTTGTCTGCCGTGCAAGTTGATGGGAAAGAACGCGAGCAGCCAGGGTATATGATACGCACAGCACCGTTGCCGCCATTTCCAGCGTTCGGAGTGCAGCAGCATTGGCCGCAATACCACGCCCGAATACCACCACCACCGCCGCCATAATTGCCACCAGCAGGAGCCGCGGCTTGTGCCGTCCACGCACCACCATTTGCGCCACCTGACCCACCGCTGCCGCTGTTTCGAGCCGCACCACCAGCGCCATTTGAACCTTGACCCAAAATGCCAACACCACCACCAGCGGTTGATGCGCCGCAATCTCCTGAATTTACGCCACCGCCACCACCGCCGCCACCGCCGCTGCCCGACGAGCCGGTTTTACAAGCAAACGGATACGAAAGCCCGCCGTTGCCACCATTCCCAGCATATCCGGCTGCGCCACCAGCGCCGCCATTTGCCTGACCTGATCCACCGCTATATTTGGCGCAACCAACGCCGTTTGTTGCACTTCCCGGCGTTCCACTACATCTCGTACCCGATTGCGCCCTAACCAAAAATGTAGCCCCACGCTTTAACGACGATCCAGTAGTTGTGCCGCAAGAGTCGCAATTAATTACAACCGTGAGACTTTCGCCAGCCGTTACGCTGGCATTGTTGATATACGACAATGCACCGCCGCCGCCGCCACTACCAAATCCAACTTGGTTTTGCGCCCTCAATCCTCTAGAGCCATGCCCAACAGCTACAACCGACACTTTTGACACACCCGCAGGAACTACGAACGTAAAGGTTCCTGACGTTGTATATGCCGTTTGGCCGACAAGTGTGGTGCCGCCTGAATAATTGGGCCTCGCAAGAAAAGTCATTACGCAAACCCCTTGGAAAGAGTTACATACCAATAACCTGTCGCGCTGCGATAGGTTGCAACCAACATATCAACAGAGTTTGCAGAAAGGCTCAAAGCACTCGCTAAACCAGCAGTCCACTTGAAGCTACTAGGCCAAGTCATAGTGCGAGAACCCGTTGCATCTTGCGTCAAAAACCACGTTATCGTCTGACCATCAATCGGATTGCTGATTGTCGGAGCCGTGGTTACGTTTGCCGTTAGAGTCGTTGAAAATACATTCGACAAATTGCAATTAACCGTCATTGCAGTAGCCGAAAACGTAACCGCAACTGAAGGCGTACTAGCACCCGATCCAACGGACAAATTGCTTCCGTTGAAAACTAATGTGCTGCCACCAGTAATTAATCCGCTTGCATTAAAATATGCCAACCCGTTTGCAGTACCAGCAACGGAAGAATTGTTTATGTATTGAAATCGTGTTCCATCATAAGTAATAACAACAACTTGACCAGAAACGATTTCGCCACCAGACAACGCTACAGTTGAATTTAATTTAATGTCTTTTGCGCCCAATCCATCAATATTAATAGTGACTGCGCCGGTATTTGTAGCAGCGGCAATAAATTCAAACGTCGCGCCCGTTGTATACGCCGTTAATGCAGGTGATGCAGAACCCGTTATCGTGTTCGTGCCAGAAACAGTCAAATAACGTGCGCTGTTGCTTTGAACTTGCCCAAGATTTACAGCGTCGGTGGCTAACGTGCCATTTGCCAAGCCCGTAACCTTAAAGCTGTTCATCGGAATGTTTGCCGTGACGGTGCTTTGACCATCTTTGCAAATAGCCGTAGAAAGCCCCGTCGCAAGATCAGCAGTCAGCGAGTTAAACGCCGTCGAACTTATGACCGTGCCGGTAACTACCGGCTGGCCGGAAGTGTTGATAACAAACGTACCCGAGCCGTTGTAAGACATTTGCGTTTATCCTCGTAATATAAACTTTTGAATTTATCTATTGTTGACCAGCGTTAGCCGCTTCCATAGCCGCTAGTGCTGCTGCTAACTGGTCTGGGTTCATGCCAGTAGTTTTAGACAACTTACCGCCACGCATCAATGCTGCTGCCATTTCTGCGTTTCGCTTTGTCATTTGAGACGCAATAAATCGTCCCGTTTCGCCAATTGCTGGGAATGCCACCAATCCTACCGGCCCTCCAAACATCAAACCCGTTCCTGTAGATAATCCACCACTAACTGGCCCGCGTATCGCAAACTTTCCGATCATTCTCATTGCGTTTTCAATCGGGCCGCCCATAGCGACTTTGCGAATAGCGTCTTGCTCATCTTGCGTAAACAAACGCATTTTTCTTTCATTCTTTGCAAGCGCACGGAATTCCGTTCGCAATGAATTTTCCATTCCCGACGCGCTAAAGTTTGGCGCCGAAAGTTTTGCCCTATCAATCAATGTTTCAATAGCATCTGACTTGCTGGCTTGCGACCACAATTTGCGAGCTTCTTGCAATGCAGGAACAGCAACTTGAGCATTGCCGCCCATGATGTCCTGCGGGCCAGCCTTGCTTACAAAGTCATCCAATTTGTCTTGGATCAATGATGCGATTCGACGTTCATCTGCTTCTGGACTTGCTGCTGCGCTTTTAACTACACGCCGTAAAATTTCCATATTTTCAAGCGTTTGAGGATTGCCTTGCTCGTTTTCCAGTCGAGTAAGTACAGCAGAAACCTTTGGATGCAAGCCGACATCAAAACCTGCTTTCTTTACATCTGAAGCAAGTGAAGCAAAAAAATTGTCATAAGCGGCTGGTTTGAAAACAGCACCGGCATTTTCAGCGGCTTTGTAGGCTGCGCCGCTTGCTGCCCTTAATTGATCGGTGGTTGCCGTTTGCGGAACGCGAGAAATTGCGCCCGGAGCAGACATTGCTGCGGCGGTTCCAAGTTCTGCAACCGTTTGAGCGACTGGCCCACCTCCGGCTTCTTTTACCATTTGCCCAGAAGCTGGTGATACCGCACCAATCGCCACTTGTCTGCCCGGAACGCTTGTCAAAACCTCTGCCAACTTTTTAGCGACAGGAGTTGCCACACTTTCAACGGCTTTGCCAACACCCATTCCGGTGCCAACGCCCGCAACGCCGCGAGTAGCTGCTGACAACACTCGTTCCGTAGGCGTTTCTGCTTCTGGATAACCAGCAGCAGTCAACACTTGCTCAAATTGCTGTCCGGTGCGCCCAATTAATGGAACAGTTCCACCAGTTTGACCAGTCGCTTTGTTGTACAACGAGCGACCAACATTGTAGGCACCCGCAAACGGCATAGTCACAACGTCGGCTGCAAGGGCCGGAACGCCCATAGCGCCAGACATTAGATCGCGCACACCAAGACGCAACCCGCGAGTAAAGCCGTCCGCTGTTACAACTTTATTTTCGTTGTAAGGTTTCCATTCATTATTTACTAATTGAATTTTTTGACCAGTTTTGGGATTGGTCAGAACGTCGCCTTCTTTGTATTGTTGATCGTCCATGTTTATGCCTATTTTCCAAATCCGGGAGGTGGCGGCGGCGGCGTTTTCGACTCACGTTGTTTAATTGATGCAAACGGATTAAACACAACATCTTCCGGCAACAATCCTGATCTTGTAGCAATTCCTGAATATCTATTTGCCAACGCTTCATAATTTGGAATTTGGCTTTGAACCAAATCATAAGCAGCATTAAGAAATCCAACCCGCTGTTCGGGTGACAATCTTTCACCTGCACGAATTTTGTTATACAAATTGCGAATTTGCTCTGGAACTCCAGCCGAATTTTGTGCAGTTGCAAATTCGCCTTCACGCACGGTAGAAGTTGGATCATTTATCCGCATAAAACCATAAATCAAAGAAATATCATTTTGTGCTGTGGGAGTTGCAGCCGCTTTTTCAATTTTCTGATAAGCATCAACAATAGAACGATACTGCGAGGTTTGCGCAGTAAATTCTTTACGCAATCCTTCAGCAGTTTCTTTGCCTCCCACACTTTCTGCTTTTGGCCTACCTCGATATGGTTTGCCAACTATAGTTTCTTCACCAGTAACAGGATTAAAATTATAATCCTGTTGATATTCATTTCCTTGAGCGTCAAAAGTAGACCGTGTACGACGCTGAAGACTGGTAGGCGTTTCTTTCGTTGGCTTTTCAAACGGAGTGGCGACACCCAAATCAACTTTGGTGCCGGTTTTTCCATATTGAACAGCATGAGTTTTCCCATCCGGGCCAACCTCATACTTTACGTCGTATGCTTCTGATTGCGTTGGCTTCATCAACATTTGCGCGATGGCTTGAGTGCGCGGGCCACCCGTTAGCCATGAACGAGTTAGCATTGCTTCACGTTCAGGCTGGCTAAATGGCGTAGGTTTAGGAGTCGCCATCGTGCCGCCACCCATAGACGCATCAAGTGCGGCTTGCGGTGACACTTCGGTAGGCTTACCGGCTTGCAACCGATCCACCATGCCAAGCGCATTCTGAAGATCGGATTGTCCAAGAGCCGCTTGCCGTTGCGCGACATCCCGCTGCGCCTTGCCCGCCATATAACCCTGCAAGAGCTTTGCGAGGCCCAGAACAGGCGATACCGGCGTTACCAAACGTCCAGTTTGAGGAACATCAATCGGTGCCATAGCCTGTTGCTGCATCAGATCGGCAAGACGCTGCCGACGCTGCACTTCGGCAAGCTGTTGGTCATAGGGGGTGAAATTAACGTATTGATTTTCTATTTCCATTTTATGCCCCAAATTTAACCAAACAACCCAGGATTACCAAGCGCAGACGCTCCCAATCCAAACAATCCACCCGTTAGCGCATTTCTACCAGCCATCTGCTGGTTATAGACATCCATGTTGTATTGGTTCTGCGCTTGACCAGCTTGGAATACCGGCGCAGCGCCAACATTTGCGCCTTGATAGCCTTGGAACTGCGGCATCTGAATCTGGGAGCCAGACATCAAGGCCGAAATCTGATTCAACGGCTGGTTATACAAGCCAAGCTGCTGTTGCATAGCTTGTTGGGCAGCGGTGTTCTCAAATTGGCCACTTTGCAACGCTTGATTGTAGGCTTGATTTTGAGCAGACATTGCAAGTTGACGATTAGCCATCGCTTGTTGCATTGCTTGTTGTTGTGCCGCCAATTCATTTTGACGATTGCGAAGTGCAGCGTCATAAGCAGCAAGTTGAGCTTGATTGCCAAACTGACCGGCTTGCAATTCTTGTCCAAACGCTTGTTGCTGCGCCCTGTTTCGAGCTTCAGCAATCGCTTGTCGGTTGGCAAACATATTTTGCAAGGCTTGATTAGTAAATTGCGCCCCTTGCAAACCAGCACCAAATTGAGCTAATTGCGCTTGATTGCCAAACATTCCCAAAGATTGCAATTCTCCCAGTCCCTGCTGACGCGCTTGCAGGTCAAGATTAATACCCTGCAACGCTGCTTGAGTACGCAAATCATTTTCGCGTTGTGCTTGTTCTTGAATGGCAGCGTTATATGCCTCTCCACCGCGCACCAAACCTTGATTGGCAAGTTGCGTTTCAAGTTGCGACCGCTGACGCTCTAATTGCGGTTGCAAACGACTCATAAGTGCTTCTTGAGCCGTTGTGCCAGCATTAATAGGCATTGCAGCTAGTTTCGACGTATCTAGACTGGTTTGCAAAGTTGGGCCAGCAACATTTCGAGTTAACTCTGGCGATTCTGAAGGCCCATAAGCAACTTGCCCAACATCTCGCAAAGTTGTTTGTAGTTGAGGAACAGGCAAACCAGTCCCAACTTTAGGGATCGCAATTTCTCCTTGCGGAACTTCCCCAGCACCAGCTAAAGAAGTGCGAATTGCAGGGCCGGTGTATTGAAACGGCGTCCCCATAATTCGTTGCGCCGTTGAAATTTCTTGCTCACCTAATCCAGCAAGCGCAAGTTGTACCCGCTGCTGCGCGTCTAATGTTTTTTGCGCCTCCGGGGTCAGATATTGACTGACCATAGGAGTATCGGGAGAGCTAACGAACTGCGAAGGGTCTGGCTTGGGCATTTCGTAGCCCTGCGACCGATACCAGTCCTTATTTTGTTCGTAATTAGCTAACGCTTGACGGAAGGCAGCATCGTTGTAGCCACCGTATGAAACCGTTTGCCCGCCCAATGGGCCGGAAATGTTGGGATTGGACAGCCTTGCGGTAGCTCTCGCAGCGTCCACATTGGCTGCGCCTTGAGCTTGAGCCAACGCGGTGTAATCAGGCGCTGGCGGCGGTGCGGGTGATCTTTTTCCCATAACGGTTCCTCAAAAAACGACACGAATTTCGCGTCATTGTGTAAAACGTCAAATCTCCGGTGGGAGTCGCATCTTTGATTCGCGCTTCCTCGGAAAATCCCATTTTTGTAACGAGATTTATCGCTTTACGGTTGTCGCCGCGTATGGGTGCGATAATTTTCTCTACGTCGCAAACCTCGAACGGGTAGTGAAAAACAGCAGCCAAAAATGACGGAGTTATCCTACCCAAAAACGCTATGTGGCAAAAGATCGACTTATGATTCCAGTTTTCATAAATGACACCGGCAATCAATTCGCCATTCTTTTTTAAGCCTATAGCTTCAGATCGTTCAGCGAAATACCCACCATCAAAAGCTGACGCTACCCAATGCCCCACCTCGGGGCCGTTGACTATATGCCAGCCCATCCGGTCTGGAACACAACATCAGTTGAAGCCCATTGAATCTGTAAGTTGCTGCTGGCGGTCTTTAATTGCAGCCCACCGCAGTAACCTATCCCGGTAATGCCTTGCCAGTTGTTCGTGATTGCCAAATCAGAACCCCAAAGACCTTGATCCCACAGGGCAGAATCCCATAGCCCGTAGGATGTCCCAGAATACGATAGAGCCGCAGACGTATCCGCTAGCTCAAAGTCAATATTCATGCCAACAAATATTTGAGGCTGACCGTTGCTAAAGATTGATGGTCTGGCGCGGGTGAAATACTTTTTCACACCCCGCGAATCAAAGTAATTAAACGCTTGAACAGCATTGGTCTGAATGTTTGATGTGTCATCCTTGTAAGTATCCGTCCAAGCCTTTGCTACATATCCGTCAGCACCGAAATACGGGTTATCACCATAAATTTCCCAGCAGTACGCACCCCACCCGGTAAATTTGCACCAACTGGCTGTGATAGTATTCATCACATACTGCTCTTGTTGGTTATCCGCAACAGGGACATTGATCCAAACTGCGTTGTTTTTGGCTGAATAGGTGATTTGCCAGCCATACGCGCTATGGTTGCCCCCATAATTGGTGGTCGCCGCTGCGATAGCGCCCTGAATCTTATTAGAGAGGGCTACGCGAGGGTCTAGGCGACTGCTCTGTAGGCTCTGGGCCAGCGGCAAAAGCCCGTCATAGGTCAACACAAGCAGATCGCCAGCGTATTTGAGCATTGCCCTTGAGCTAATCGGACTGCCCAGCTTCCAGATGCCAGAAAGCGCCCATGTTGCCGCGCTGGACGGGTCTGTACCGCGATAAACGATTACCTCGCCATTGCTGGTAATGAAAACAAGGTTGTCATCAACACCGTAACCAGCATCAATCGTCCAAGTGTCCAAATCCACCAGATGCCCGCCGTATTTGGCAACTGCGCTCAAATCCAATACTTGAGCCGCCCCGCCAACCGACGATGTGGGCAGATACCATGCTTTGAGGGTGTTCTTTTCAATAAACCAAACACGGTTTTTGAACAGGGTAATGTTCGATAGTGTGGTCGTTGTGACGCCGGTAATTGCAGGAGTAGATGCCGCATCAACCCGCACCCATGTTGTGCCATCGAAAAGAATTGGCTTATCAACACCATTAACGGCATACAAATAATTGCCGCCCGATGTAGTTACATTGATGTATTCCCATTGGGCATTCGTCAGGCCAGTAACTTTAGCCGTCCCAACTGCGCCCGATGAAGTAACGTCATAAACAGAGTTTGATGTTGCAGCTATCGCATACAACTTTTCAGTAGCTCCACCAGAATAAGCCATCAAAGTTTGAACTTTGCCGCCCAGTCCAGTCGCGTGTTTGGTATATCCACCGCGCAGATTTACGCTTGAAACATTAGGGAACAGATTTTCCAACACTACGGCATCTGTCGCGTCCATGTTTGCCAGCGAATCCCTAGCGTTCCAGCCACCTACCGGGGCAGGTAACGAGGCGACGTTCGCCGCCGTGCGCTGTATAAGGGCAGGATTAAGAGGCATTGCCGACACCATATCCGCTGTCGGGAATGTTGTCGTAGCCGATCAACACGGTTCCCGGTCGGGGCGCAAACGACAGATTCGCCGCGCTGGTGTTTTGAGCAATAGACGTTTCAAGCTCCTCTCGATAATCACGATAAAGCGCAGTCGTATCAAAACCTTTAGCTTGAAAATATTTAAGCTTGGTCGATAACACCATTACCCGATCTGGATAAATACAGGTGTCACTATCTGCCGTGAAACTGTTTTTGACTGTTCCGGTATCCGATAACGCCCAACCTTTGCTGCGATATTCGTAGGACAACAATTCATTGGTAGACGTACCGGGCCAAATCTGGAACGTGCTGCCCAGCAAACGCCAACGGATACGAGGGCCGGTCGAAATATAGCCCGACAGCAGCCATTCCCATTGCTGTGCGTCTTCGGGGCCGAGAAGCTCCCAACGCTTGCTCTTGTCCCAAACGCTACGCGGGACGATAGCATCGTAATCCGTGGGCAGATCGTATTTGACCTGCTGGAAGTAAACCGTGGCGTCTGTGCCACCGGCTTGCGTAAAGTCTTGGTTTACGGTGACTTGCGTGGATGAATCTACGCTTACGATATAAGTCGCATTACCAATCCCAACGCCCTGCACTTGATAAGCCGTGGACAGCCCAGCGGTTGATGGGATTCCGCTAATAGTGCGAGCCGAAGTTGTCCAGTTTCCCGTCGTGGTGACGTATTGGGTATAAAACTGGTACTGCTTGGTCAGGTTGCGCCAATCCGCACGACGCAGCAACTCGTAACCAGAAGCGTTCATCAGAGCAAGAATCTGAATGACATCTTGGTTGGTGTTTCCCGCCACATACGTCGGCGTAGAAACTCCCAGCTCGTTAGTAACTTGCTGGACGAGTTGCAACATCGTGCTAGACATGGTTTATCCCTCTGCTTGCTTTGGCGGTCGCCCCGGCTTGCGGGCCGACATCAATTCAGCCATTTGCGCTTTCAGTTCATCAAGCTCCCGACGAGTCGCTTCAAGTTCAGCGTTACTGTCGGACTTTATCTTACGGCTCAAAAACATACGCGCTCGTTCACGAAGCCCATTTGCGCCCATTCCAACCCGCTGAAGCTGCGCGTCGGAAGCGGTGGCAACCTGCTCAACCGTCTGGAACTTCAGAATCTGAAGCTCCTCCATCTGTCCCTTGTTAATATCGTCCGGCGAGGTTGAATACCAAACAAGCAACGGAGTCCCCGGCAACTCAACACCGGATTGCTCGTTTTGCTTCATCTGGAAATACAGCCATTGGCGCGGGAATCGCTCTTTGTGATCCTCGCGTACCGGCTGCTCAATGATGTTGGTCTTATCACCGGGAACGACAATCCGAATGAAAGGCTTACCCTTGTAATCCTTGTCATCGGAAATGTAGAACTCAACGTGCAGTAAGCTGTCTGCGTTTGCAACGTCACTATCTAGAGGCATGGTTTTTTATCCTGTGGGGATTGATGAAATTACAGGTTGTTAACCTGCGTCACGGTCAAAATAACTGATGGAATCGCCGGGACGGGCGAGGAAGCGGCTGCGTTTAAAAGCCGGATTCCCGTGTCATCCGTAGACCACATCAGACGGATATATTGCCCTGCATTAAGGGAAACTACAAAGTTCCATGCAGCGACGGTTCTGGCAGACGTGCCTTGAATGGCGACGTTTGTTGCGCTGTCTGCAACTGACGTTCCATCAATATCTAGCCAGATATATATGTTGCCTGTCGCGCCAGACGTTTTATCTAGCTGCGCCGAAAACTGAATGTTGTAAACACCATCATTTGATACATAGACCCGCGATGTGGGCGAACCTATATAAACGCCATTTTGTTCTGCGGTATGGCCATAAGACATGGCATAAGCGGTATTGATGGCCGCAGCCGTTTGCGTCGTTGAGTCATAAAATGACCCATAGTGCAAAATCGGAACCGCAGAGTTAAAGCCTTGCAATCCCTGCCAAGATGTGCGAGTAGGCGCAAAATAAATTGCCGAGCAACCTACATTAATGGTTGAAGGCACCCCGCCATCAATCGTGGTCGTGGCTTCGTAGGGGTAAACCTTTAATGCATTGGCCCCATTATTGGTGATGTAAATGACCTCGCCTTCTTCCGTAGGCGGTAGCTTTACACCAGAGCCGGATGCCACCGTGGTGACGGTGTTGTAAATCTTATTAAGCTGGTAAGCATCAGAACTCGACGTTCCAGAGGCAGACAGACTAGCTGATCCGTCGCCACAAATGGCAACGGTCATAAGCTGGGCTGCACCTGCCCCTAGAACGCGAGAGGGGATCGTCATTACGCGCCGAGGATAGAAACCCAGACGGTCGGACTAATACCCACAAACAGACGGCGCTTGGTGGTCGCAATCGACACCGAGGAGCCGCCATCAATCGTTGTACCCGAAGCCGGATACACCGTCAGAGTGCTTGCGCCGTCATTGGCAACCGTCACAACCGCACCCGTTTCGGCGGGCGGCAGCTTCACACCAGTTGAAGCAGCCGTCGTGGAAACACGGTTATGAACCGCAGAAAGCTGAAGCGCATCCGACGAGGATGAACCAGCAGCCGTCAGCGTATTGCCAACATCGCCGCAAATCGTGGTCGAAAGCAGCGGGCTAGAGCCAGCCGCCAGAACACGCGAGGGAAATGCCATGTTTGTACTCCTTTAAGGAATGGGCGGGTTTTACCCCGCCCAAACCATTTAGACCGACGCCTTGCTGAACCAAGCAACGTCGTTGGCAACGAGGGCAACGGCAGGACTCGTGTAGGAGCCAGTCGTGCCAGACGCGGCAAACGTCGTGGTGTTGATCGCGCAAGTCGTGGTGGACGCCGAAATGCTGCCGCTGGCCTTCGCCAGAACATACAGACGGCCATCCGAGCCAAACGCCTCAAGACCCAGCGGCCCGATGATCGGCACAGCCGTGCCATCGCTGCTGGGGTTGGTCGGAACGACGCTGTTGAAATCAGCGCCAATGATGTGACTAACCGAATATGCCATTTTCGTAATCCTCCAGTTAGGCGATCAGCACGCCTTGGAACTGCGAACCCGAGCAAGTCAGGTTGCCAGCCCAGCCGATCAGCTTAACAACGGCGTCTTGGTTGACGGCCTGACGCTCACCACCAATCGGAACGAAGTTGCGATCCTTGTGGGGACGGAAAAGCAGATACTTGGTGTTGAGGAACCACATATGGTTCGCATTGCCCGAGCCGCTGTTGTACGACGAAGAACCGATACCACCGTCCAGCACAACGTCAGACGCCATGCCAGCACCGTAGTACTTCAGCGCCGCAAAGCCAGCGCCAGCCATGCCCGAGCCTTCGCTCGTCACGCGCTGGATGCTCTGGAGGCTCTGGAGGTACAGCTTGTAATAGTTGTTATCGGCAATAATCAGATCAGGCTTGTCGGTGCCGCGAATAAGCTGAACAGCCGTCGCGTCCATGTAAGCCTGAATGTTCGATGCCGTAACAGCCGCACCGCCATTGGTCACGCCCGAGTAAGCAACCGGACGCCAGAACGACCAAGTAGCGCGATTGATGCCACCGTATGTGCCAGTTGTCGGCGCATCCGGCACAGCAGCCGCCAGACCCGTCAGGTTCTTGCCGGAGTTACCCGTGCCGTCACCATAAAGGTCGCCCGAGATACGGTTCGCAAGCTGCGCTTCCGCAACCTGCATACGACCGTCAAGCAGGTCGATGATGGCTTCCTTGCCCGAGTTCTGAATCATTTCCAGACCCGAGATGGACACCGCCGAAGCGTACTGCGTGATGCTGAACTGCGCCGCAGAAATCGGCGAGTTCTGACCCACGTTCAGCACTTCGTAACCAGAGTACGAGTTGGTGTTGTTCGTGGTCGTATCATTGTACATGATTTCCTGCAAAATCACGTTACCGCCCGAGAACGTCTTGACGTTCCCGCGCTCCTTCAGCCGACGCAGCAGGGCGTTGTTGTTCGTTACGTTGTCAGCGAGTTCACCGCTACGGCTTTGAATGTTCGTGGCAATGATGTCGCTGATCGAGGAATTGGCGAATGCCATTGTTAATCTCCTTGAATCAGGTTAATCAAAGTCGTTCGGTCATGCTGTCAAACTGTTCAGCAAGCAACGAACGACGGTCTTGCGCCTTGGGAGCCGTGTTTGTTCCGGGTGTGGAACTTCTGACGCTTACCGCAGCAGCCCGCGCAGCTTTCGCCGCACGGTTCAGTTGTGCGCTCTTTTCCGCAGCAGCCTTTGCCTGTTGGGCTTGCTGAACCTGCTCAAATAGCGCGGGATCAAATCTAACAGCCTTATCATAAGCATCCTGCAAGTCCGTTGCGAGGCCACTCTGTAGGAGTTGGATCATCGTCGGCCTTGCGTCTTCAAAATGCTCTGCCTTTTGAGCAAAAGCATCAATCTCTGTCATCAACTGCTGATTCTGCGCTGACTCTTGGGCTTGTTTCATGCCCATAAATTGTCCGCGCAGATTGTTTAGCTCATTTACCAGCGAGGAATACTGCGGGGCTTGCGTGGTCTGTGGCGCAGTCTCCCCAAGCTGTATTCCGTACTGTTGAGCTAATTGCTGAAAATATTGAGCTTTTTGGTCAGCCGATCCAGTCCGCAAGATATGGTCTGCTTGCATGAGAGCAGAAATTGCTTGAGCCGGTTCAAGGCCGAGTCCACGAATTGTATCGACATAGGGATTAATGACCTCATTGATTTGATCGGCGAATTGAGCTTTTGTGAGTACAGACTCAACGCCTCGTCGCATCTGTTCTTCCCGCTGATAAGCGTATTCCTTGAGCTTATCGTCGGCAGAGTTCCAGAGTTCGTGGTAATCCTTTTTCCATGAAGCCGGGGGACGCTTCCAGACCGGCATTTCGGCTGTATCTTCTTGCGGGGCTTCAGCTTCTGGCTTTGCTTTTGTGAATTGGCCTTTTTCGTTGCGCCCGCTTTCTGACTTGGGTTCTTGCGCGGCATTTTCGGCCTCCTCAAATTGCTGGGCCAAAAGCTCTTTGCGATCTACCGGCGATTCTGTAGTTTCGACGGCTTTTTCTACATCAGACATTTTCTACTTCCTGTGGGGATTGGAAAATCGAAGATCGTCACGCACACGCTCAAGTAGGCGATTTGCCTCCCGATGCGTCATATTCACTAACTGGGCGCGTAACACATCCCGGCGAGTGTCTCTGATTACTTGTTTCTTGTTTTCCATTGTTTCATTACCGACCTCAACGCATCCATGTTGTTTTAAATGCGATTTATGCTTGGATCGGCTAGAAATCATCGAACCATCAATCATTGACTTGTATGGCTTGAGGTCATCTTGGATGTAATGATAACGGCTTGACCGACGCGGGATTTTTTCCCGCATTTCACCATCCTCAAAAACATAAATGCGTTTCATAGCAGCAACATCACTTCTTCATCGTCCATTTCTTGATATTCCGCGTAAAGAGCCTCCACGCG